AATTATATTTACAACATAATGTTATTTACGAAGGTAAGAAAACAACTTTTTTAAAAACAGGTCAATCATCAACATTTGAAAATAGTTATTTAAATATAAATAAAAAAAACGAAAATGATATGCATCCTGCAAAACAGTTAGGGAAATGTCCTTATGTGCATAAAAATAAAAACTTACCCTTTCAAAAAATTATGAATCCGTGGATAATAAAAACACCTCCTGGTTATTCATGTCTTTTTGTACCTCCTTTAAATAATACAGACGATAGGTTTTCAATTATTCCAGGAATAGTAGACACTGATATTTATCCGGGGGAAATTAATTTTCCAATAATTGTTAATGGAGATAAATATCCTGTTCTTGAAACAATGATAAGTATTGGTACTCCTTATGTTCAAGTAATACCTTTTAAAAGAGAAAGCTGGAAGATGAAAATAAAAGTTAACACTGTAAAAAAAAATGAAAGATTTATTTATAAAATGCGTGAGAAAATGCTTCACTCATATAAATCAACGTGGTGGAATAAAAAAAAATGGAAATAGATTTAAATTCACCAATGAATCAACTCACTACTTACATAAGAGGTTTTGATAATGTTTTAGACAAAAAACTTTTAAATACTTTTTTAAAAGTATGTCAAAACGATATAAATTATACAGATGGTAAAATTATGAGTCGCCCTAAAGAGGCGATAAGTGAAAAAATTGATAAAAGTGCTAGAAACGTAGGTATGTATAGTTTATCAAACTTTAAAGAAAAAAGTTTAACCATGGTACATTGGTCTTCTATTTTAACAAACGTTTTTCACGAACAAATATTAAGATATGTAAACCAATTAAAGATTTATGCAAATGTAAATATTAATGATATTCAAATTTTAAAATATAAAGTAGGTGGTCATTATAAAATACATGTTGATAGTGGCCCTAAAGTTTTTAGAACATTAAGTTTAATTTATTTTTTAAATGATAACTATGAAGGTGGTAATTTATGTTTTGGTTTACCAAATACAAATGTTACTTTTGACATACCAAAAAAAGATAATAGATTAATTATATGGCCCAGTAACTTTATGTATCCTCACACTGTTACTCCAGTTACAAAAGGTGAAAGGTATTCAGTGGTAGCATGGGCACAATAGGTAAAGATTTTAATTATAAAAAAATAAAAAATTTTCTTACATTAGAAGAAATTAATTTATTAAAAAATTATTGTGAAATTAAACATAGATTAAATGTTTTAAATTTTTCACCGCTTGTAGATACCAATACTGCAGACACTGGTTTTTATGCAGATGCTCTTACTGAATCATTGTTGCTCAACAAACAAAAATTAATGGAAAAAAACACAGGGAAAAAATTACTTCCTAGTTATTCTTATTGGAGACTGTACACTAAATATGCAACTCTTTATAAACATGTTGATCGACCTTCGTGTGAAATAAGTGTTACAGTTAATATTGCTAATGATAAAGACTGGCCTATAATTATAGATGGCAAAAAAATAATTACAAAACCTGGAGAAGCTTTAATATACTTAGGTGAAAAATTATTTCATGAAAGAAAAGAATTTACAGGTGATTATTGTATACAAGCTTTTTTACATTACGTAGATCAAAACGGTTTGCATAAAGATTATTTGTGTGATAAAAGAAATTATTGGGGTTTAGATAAAGAACCTTTTACACCTAATGGCATTGAAAATATAAATAATTTAATAAAAATAAAGGAGAGTTAATGAATTTTAGACAGTACGAAAAAGATGGTTCTTGTGATTTAAATTTTTCAGAAGAAGAAATAAAAATTATTGTTAAAAATAAAAAAGTACATTTTACAGCGGAAGCTTTAAGAGATTTTGGTAATTGTTTAACAAAAATGGTAGCACATTGGAATTTAAATTTTAATGAAAAATTAAAAAACAAAATAACAGATGACAATTCTGTTATAGATTTAAGTAATGATCAACGTACAAAATAATTTTTTGAACAATATTGATTTTACGGAAATAAATAATAGAATTAAAAATAAAAACTTTCCTTGGTATTTTAATAATAAAGAAAAATTATTTTATCACGATTTAGTAATAATTGATAAAAAAAAAGATTTATTTATGCAAAGCCCTTTTATAAATCTATTAACTCCGTTTGTTAATTCTTTAAAAATTAAAAAAATAAATTTAGCTAAATTTATATTTAAAAATAAAACCGATAAGATTATTAAATATCCTACAATAGAAAATAAAGAACTATACGATAACAGTAAAACTAGTTATTTTTTTTTTAATTCTTGTGATGGATATATACAATTTATTAATCATAATAAAATTGATTTTATAGAAAATACAATTTTAACATTTTCTTCACAGTTACCTTATTTCGCAACATCACACACAAACAAAAAATTTTGTATTATACTTTTTATTAATTATTTATTAGAAGATAAATTAAATAATTAACAATGTTTTCTCTTATAGATGATTTTTATAACCGAACAGATCTTGGTATCTTATCTTTGACTTTTATGAATACAGTTTTTTCAGCAACACATCAATCTCAAGAATGGCCAGTATCAAATAGAATGCAGGCATACCCATGCTATGAATCTATAACATTAGATAAATCAGAAAAGGAAGGTAATCCATATAAAATATTTAAGGATACTTTTGAAAAAAAAACTAATTTTAAAATATTAAAGTTACATTCTTTTTTTAGAAAAATAAAATTAGAAGAGTTAAAAAATTCTGCTGTTTATAAAAAAGATAGACCTCACACTGACGGTAAAGATTATGATATTGCCGGATTAGTTTATTTTAATTCTACTTCTTTAATTGACGGTACAAAAATTTATAATTATGAAAGTGATTTTGAACCAACGGCTATAATAGGGTCAAAACCAAATAGATGTGTTTTTTATAATTCAACACAACCTCACAGCTCTCCTTTTGAACAAATAGTAGAAGAAAGATGGGTGCAGCCTTTTTTTTTAGTAGTTAAAGAAGAAACATTAGAGCTACATAAAGATTAAAGACTCTATATTGGCTCTTTCCTTCTTTATTTATTTAATATATAAGATAAATTAGATATATAAGGATTTAATATGCTACAAAAGATAGGTTTCCAACCAGGTATAAATAAACAAATTTCAGAAACTACAGCTGAAGGTCAGTGGATAGACTGCGATAATGTTAGATTTAGATATGGAACACCTGAAAAAATAGGAGGTTGGAAGCAATTAGGTACAGATAGTTTAACAGGAGCCGCAAGAGGTTTACATCATTTTGTAAATAGTCTAGGTAGAAAGTATGCTATTATAGGGACTAACTCTATTTTATATGCTTATTCAGGTGGTGTATTTTACGACATACATCCTATCAAATCAACAACTACACTTACAAATGCTTTTAGTACTACCAACGGATCACCAACTGTCACTATAACTTACCCTTCAGCACACAATGTTCAAGAGAATGACATTCTTCTTTTAGATAATTTTACAACTATAACTAATTCAAATTTTAGTGCATCTGACTTTGATGACAAAAAATTTATGGTGACAAGTGTGCCATCGACTACAACTTTAACTATTACAATGCCTTCTAATGAAACAGGTAGTGGTGCAACAACATCTGGTGGTATTAGAGTTCAACATTACTATCACATTGGACCAGCAGTACAGGCAAAAGGTTTTGGTTATGGGTTAGGGTCTTGGGGTGGAGAAGATGCAGGAGCAGTAACAACAACTTTAAATGGTGCGATCGATGCTTCGGTCACCAGTATTACAGTAGCTGACGCTTCACAATTACCGGACTCAGGTACTAATTTTATTATAATAGACTCTGAAGAAATTTCATACACAGGCGTTAGTACTAATACTTTAACAGGATGTACAAGAGGTGTAGCAGGGACAACAGCAGCTTCTCATAGTGATGGTGCAACAGTTACAAACTCAACTGACTATGTTGCGTGGGGCGAAGCAGCATCAGGAGATTTGGTTATTGAACCTGGTATGTGGTCTATAGATAATTTTGGAGACAAAGCTATTTGTTTAATACACAATA